TGGTATACTAACAGGCACACCAGCATCACAAATGGCAGTTCAACAACAACCATCAACTAGTCCGTTAATGCAAGTTGCAGGACTAGGGATCATGGGCCTCGGAGCATACAAAGGACTAAACATAGGTAATCCCATAGGATAAGCATGAGCGTACTTGATAGAAAAATGTTCAAGAAGGTAGCCAAGCTTAAACACGGTGGCAATCCTTACATTGATCACGAAACAGGTCAAATTATACCAAGTATGACTGGTGTGCCAGGAGGCATGAATACAGTCGATACTAGTATCTATCAAACAAATCAAGCTGCACAGCCTCCTGCACTAGGAGATACTAAGATAACAGGTATTTTAAGTGGTATGAATGAATTTTATCCGATAGCCAATGATTTTGCTGACGCACTATATCCACAAAAATCACCTGAAGAGTATGCAGCAGAAGCAGCTCAACTATATCAAACAGATTATTCAGCAGAAAGAGAAGCTATTGAAACACAAAAAGAAGCTGATGTAGCATCTTCTTTAATTAATTTTGGTGCTAGACTATTAACAGGTAGAGGTAAGGCCTTAGATGTGTTAGGTCAGGCAGTACAACAAACATTACCAGAGTTTACAGCTGCAAGAAGAGCGACAAGAAAAGAAGAAGCAGAAGTAAGAACAGCAGAAAAAGCTATTGAGGCACAAAAAAGAACTTATGCTTTAACAAAAGAACAAGACGATGCAGTCAACAGAGCAAATATTGTCAGTCAAGCAATGTTTTCTAATTTAGGATTTTTTCAAGAACTAGCAAAACAAGAAAATAAAAGTAATTTAGATCTTAATGGTACTTTTAAACTGGTCAAAGATAGAGCAACAGGACTTAACACAGAAATTACTCTAGGTCAGTATCTCAAAGATTTTGAATTACCCGAAGATCAAAGAAAATATGACGTAGCAAAAGACTACACCCAACCTTTTATTGCATATGATAACATAATAGGGGAGAACAAATTCTTTACCACGTACGAAGAATTTGCTGTAGCTAACAGTCAAGAACCTGGTCGATATGGAGACAAAAGAGATTTTAGAGCTAAAGAATGGAAAAAAGTAATAAATTTAGCAACAAAAAGAGTTGAATATGTAGAATCAGAAAAACTTAATCCTACTGTTCATGTGCCCTCTGATAGTATGGATTACATAGAAGTAATGGATACACAAAACAATAACAAACTTATGTATCTGCCTAAAAATCAGCCTTTTGATAACACACGATTTGTACCTAAACAAGAACCTGTAGAAATATTTAAAGATTTTGTTATGGGTAGCTTTACTCATCCTCAGTCAGGTAAATATGGAAACTGGCAAATTAAAGAATTAAAAAATGGTGAGTATTTAATACCAAAGTTAGATGCAAACGGAGATGCTATACTACAAGCTAATGGTCAACCTACATGGGTGCCAATCGGACAAGGCATTGGAGATCTTACCGTCAATCAAAAAGTAGCCATGACTGCTGATGATGTGTTACCTAAAAAAGCATTGACTGAACAATTTTCTACAATTCAGTTGTATGATCGTAATATCAACAGTATTGATGTTGTTATAAACAACTTACTAAAGGATCCAACTCTTGCAGGTTTCCCTGGCTTAATTCAAGACATTAAACAAAGAGGTTTTGGTATGATGGCTGACTTAGTTGCAGCTGATGAACAGATATCTATTTTAACAAATGCTATAGATAATGTTAAAGCAAATTTCTCTGATGGTAGAATTGAAACTTCTGAAGGATCAGGTGAGTTCGCAGATGTCAACGCTTTATTTGATCCAAATAGTGAATTATCACAACAATTCTGGGGTGAATTTAAACCAGAACTTGCAGAAAACAGAGTTCGTATTAATGCGATTGCGTATGCTGTAGCTAGAGCTAGAAAATCATCTGGACGATTAAACTTAGATGATATTAAAAGAGCGTATGAAAGTCTAAAAGTAACAGGCTTAATTGACTCAAAAACAGTTGTTTCAGCATTAATGACCATAAGAGAAGAGTTAAGACTAGCTAACAATGATTTAAAAGTATTGTATGAATTTAACAAAGGCACTTACCCTAGTGGATACACAAGTGCAGGTCAAATAAATCCACAAAACTTACCTAAAGCAAAGTATAATGAAGATGGTCAGTTAGTGATTACATTACCAGAGGAGATAAACTAATGGCTGACTTTCAATATAACTCTAAGTTTACCGCTCCTATCAAAGACGAGTACATGCAATGGTTGAAAAAAAATCATCCTGGAGAATACTATGATAAGTTTGGAGGTAAGAAGCCTTTTAATAGATTATCTAAAGTAGGAAAAGTGTCTCGATTAGGTAAGTATGGAGCACTAGCTGGTATTGTGTATGAGCTAGGTAAAGAAGTTTTAGATATTGCAGGTAATATACCTGATGATGTAGAAGAACGTGAGATGATAAGACAAGATAAAATACTAAACAACATACCTAAAATAGTTATTAATAAAGATGGCACGCAATCATTACAACAACCTGATCCTGAAGATTTAAAAGATCACCTACCTTACAAAAAATATTTATCCAACGTTCCTAGCGCACCTGGTGCGAGTGATGAGGTAGAAGGTGTTGATTTTGTGTGGGTAGATCCTTATGAACAAAATTATGGACCTGTAAATACCGAAGGGTATCAATTAGGTAAATTTGGTTGGACAAAAAAAGTAGAAAAGAATTTTCTACAGAATCAAGTTGAGACGTACGCAAGGGATATAAAAGCAGTTTCAAGTGTCATACCACCAGAGATTAAAACAGTAGGTAAAAAGGCTTTGAATATTATAACAGGTAATCCAGAAAGGGTTGAATAATGGCTGAACCAGGCGTATTTAGTTTAAAACAAAGATATCCCACCATGGATATAGAAAGAACTTTTGGTTTACCCCAAGATGTTCTTGTAGAAATTTTTGGTGAGAATGATATTAAAATACAAGTTCCTGATATCAATAGTTTTTTAAATCCAGAGGACGTAGGAACACCTAAGTTTGAACAAGACAAACTCTTATTACAACAATTAATTAACAATATTAGAAGTCAACAAGGCATTACTGAAAAGCCTATTGAAACTTATACGGATGCTGAGTTAGCTGAAATTAAACAATTAAAAGAGTTTCAATCCGCAGTAGAACAAGAAAAGGCTTATATACAAGATCCTTTACGTGAAAAAAATAGACAATGGAGAGAAAAACTAGAAGCTGATAAAAGAAACTGGGCAACTATTTTACCTAAAAATTTTACTTTTGGTATAGGAGGTAGGGGTAGAGAGGATTTTAGTTTGGGTGTTGATGAAGTCTTAAATTATTTTGGTGATAGTTTTATGGGCATACAAAATACTACTATGAGGTTATATCCAGAAGTAAATAAACAAAATGTAACCATTGGTGGTGATTTGTTAAGTTTATTGCCTCTATATTTTTTAGATAGAAAAAAATTATTAAAAGGTTTTTTAGATCCTAAAAGCAGTCCTGTCGCAGCTGGAGAGGTAGCGGCTTTTGCTGGAGCAGGTGCTTATACTGCAGCTACAGCTTATGATGGTATGAACGCTATTATTAGAGAATTAGAGGGACTACCTGATCCAGAATTATCAAATGACCCAAGAGTAGAAAGATTATTACATGCTAGAAATGCCATGATATTTAGTGGTGGTGCTGCAGCATTAGATCCAGTATTTAAAATGATGAAGGGTTTAACACGTTGGACTTACGGTGTACAAAAAGGTTCCAATGCAGAGTACCTAGCACAATTAGCCATACAACAAAAAATACCTTTTGGTATTGCTAACGTCACAGATAGATCTTGGGCAAAATGGTTTGGTAGAGTTATTGGTGTGTTTCCACTGATTGGTACTGATTTAAGAGCTAACAGAGCTAATATTATGTGGTACAGTGATAAAAGAGTTATGGAAACTCTTAATGAACTAGCACCTATGGCCACAGTCATGGACGCAGGAGCACTTCTAACCGATGCCGCACAACAAAAATTTAATCAGTGGTCACGATTAAATACACAACTTTATGATGACTTCTTTGCTAGAGCAAAAGCTTTAGACGATAGTATACCTCTTGGTACAAACTCTTATGGAAATTCTGTAAAACAAGGTTACATACCAACATTTAGAGTAAGACAATTAGCTAAAAACTATGTAGATGATTTAGGCAGAGGTAAAATTCAATTAGAGTTTAATCCTAACTCGAATGTGCAACAACTAGGAGGATTTGAAGACCTTAGTGGTTTTGAAAATTTCTTATTGTCTATGAGTAATTTACCTGAGTATCTTAATGCAATGCAGTTTAGATCATTGCAAAAACAATTTAATCAACAATGGGGAGAGTACGCCAATAAGTATGGTGTTAAACAAGTAGATGATATTGCTACACAAGCTAGACACTTTAAAAAAGCATTAGAACAAGGATTTAATGATGTGAATGAATGGAGAGTTATAACTGGTCAAGGTGGAGAACCAGATCCAGTTATTTTAGAACAGATGAATCAAGTAAAAAGTGCTCTTATTAGAGCTAATAAAGTATTTGGTTATGGTGCTAATACATACAAATCTCCTATGGCAAAACAATTTCAAAACGTTGATCAAAATATGTTTGTTCAAGGTGGTCTACCGATGGAGGGTTGGATCTATGATGATCAACTTGCCAGATCAATATTTGATACTTTCTACAACAACCCTAGTGCAAAAGCACTCAACGATTTATCTGCTTTAGTTAAAAGAAACAAAGCTGATCCAAGCAAAGATCCTATTAATGTGGCTGCAAGAGCTTACATGTCTCAACTATGGGAACAATCCAGTAATGCA